TTATCAATCACTTGGCTAAGCTCCGAAATATCCAGTTCAATGTTGACTCCGGTCATATTTTTTCCTATATTGATTTCAACGCATCGGGTGGGCAGTCCCCGCCAGGACCTCCAATCCCACACCCGGCGAGACTCACTTGTGGCGGCGGGTGAGTTTTTTAGTCTTCATCGTCCCGGTAATACAACATCACACCGGTGCGCACCTGCTCTAAATACTCGTCCTTTTCCGGCGCAAATATCGTTACACCATCCCAACCGTCACTGCCCACATCAAACACCGCCAATGCCGGCACATTGTGTCCGCTGTCGTCTAACTCAAAACGAGCAATATAGCGACGGCGTACGGTGGTTAAATTCAAGTGGTGATGATACTCAGCACGCGTCCAGATTTCGTCAGGCGTTTTCAATGCTAACGCCAAAATCTTCAGATATACCTCACGCCCGCGCTTTTTGAGTTTGGAGTGACCGCTGCGCGAGGTAAACAAGGCATCACTAATCACTAAACTTTCGCCAAGTACGTCTTTAAACACCGCGGGTTTTTCCTGCGTCGCGCCAAACTCAGATAAAAACTCGTTAATGTAAAATCCGTCTTCCTTGCCTTCCGGCAATAATAAACTGCTGGATACCTTACGCGGGGTCGGCATTGGGATTGGGGTATCTTTGCGGTGCGGGTAAAACGCCACGCGGCGCGGTTGTCCGTCATCATCTAACGGCGGCGGAGTTTGACTTTTCAGTCGTGACGCGCCGGGGATATGCTCAAAACCGGGGTCGATACCTTTCGGCACGTTGACAATGCGCGGATTCAAGCCGCGTGCGCCGACAATGCGCTCCTCCCACTCAATTTTAGGTGCCTTATCCACTTTGAGTCCGTTGCGGTCCATGTAGGCTTGACTACGCCCAATCACGGTGCATTGACAGCCCCACGCATTAATCGGGAAGTGGGTTTGCCACCACGGATCATCGTGGCGCAAAATCAACCCATCCCAGTGCATATGCTCAATGCGCGGGTGGCTGACGGCGTCGCTGTGAACGTACTCCCAATAGGGCATCACATCTTTAAGCTCTTGCAGTTGGGCGTATCTGCCCGCCTGATAGCTGGAGCGTAGGTTGGTTTCATAAATTACGCGACTGCGCCAATTTCGCCCGCCGTGATAGTCCCAGCCATATTTAGCGACGATATTGTCAAAATCCTTGCGAAAATCCTCTAACGTTTTGCCGTTAGCAATAAAGTCGTTAATGGCGGCGGCAAAGTCTTCAATGATTTCACGGCGGTTTGCTCCCGCAACCACCGCCGCGTAATCATGCTCGGCGTTGTAAATGTCCGTCCATGTGGCGGTTGGGGTCGGGATTTTGCGCTTATAAAACTCAATTTGCTCGTTAAACGGCACGCTCCCGTAAGTTGCTTTATTCATTACTTGCCTCGCTTGCCGCCGCTTCGCGCCCGCTTAAATTCGCCGCGTTGAGTGCTAGTGCCATAGCGGCTGTGTATTGCTCCAGGCTCATATCCGGCATCAAGGTTAACAGCTCATCGCGCAGTTGCTCTAAAGATTCCGCGCGCTCGGCTAACGCCCGCACTTGGCTCACCCAGTTATCAATCACCGGTGCCAGATTATTGTCGAGCTGGTTAACCATGTAACCCGGGATGTCTTTTTCCGTTTCGCCCGCAAAGTCCGCCGTTTTCTTAGCAGGTTCTTTTGGTGCCGGGGCATCATTATTCGGGGATTCTGCCTTTTCCCACTCGCCGCCATAGGACGCTTGGATTTGCCCCAAAGTCGGACGGTAGCCGGTAGTTTCAAATATAATCTTGTCACGATTAGCTTTTTCTTTTAAATCTTCCGCCTCGTCAAATACTCTAAACACACGCGGTGGGCGAGCATTGGCAAAATTCATTTCAGTTAGCCAGGTCACCGGACCACGGTTAAAGGATTCGCAGATGACATCAGAGTCTGCTTTGATGATGGATTCCAGTACTTTTTCCTGTAAATCGTCATTACCGAGACGTCCTGCCGTACCACCTGATGAGGAGGTTTGTCCGAGCACGACGCGTTGGATCCCTTCGTTCATGGTATCAAATAGCTCTTTGTAAGATCCGTTACCGCTGCGCCCTTGGCTTAATAGTTCAATGGGCATATCAAGCGGCATAACAATGCCGCTGTCGGATTGGATAGATTCGACTGCTTCCAATAAGCGTTTCTGGTCAGCCTCACTGGCATTTTTACCGTAACGTCCAAGCACCGTCGGCATGCCAAATTTTTCTAAAAAGATCAGCCAAAATTTGACACCGTTACGTTTAAAAAAGCTCAACCAATACAACCAGTGCGCCAAGCCGATGCCGTACGGCTCGTCGTCGTGGTCGGCGCCGGTGCAAAAACTCCAAAAATACGGTGCGGGGCACTCGATACCGGAGGTTTGATTGGCGCGGGTGAGTAGGCGTAATTCGCCTTTCGGCGTAAAACGGAAGCGGCGACGATTGCGCACTTTGACGTCCGCCACATATTTACCGTCATCATTGACTCGATACACCAGCTCCGCTACGGCGTAGCCGTAAAAAATACCGTAGTGCATCAGTTTGGTAATGCGATCAAAGCCTATTTCGGCAACCCAGTTACGGATAAAATCCGCCGCTTCAATGTCCTGCGGTTCGTCGCTTGCCGGCTCCACCGTCCACTCTCGGGAGACCAGAGCATCTTGGCGTTGGGTAAAGGTGCGTTTGACTTCTTCGTCGCTTAAAACCTTTTCGTAAAGCGACAGGTCTCCGTTACCGCGCCCGCGGAGCACGCCGTCTTCCGGTTGTGCCAGTTCGCCCATGTACGCCTTGGTGATGTCCTGTCCGTCACCGGTGCCGGCGATAGTGCGGTTGGTTTCCAGTTTTTTATTTTTACTTTTAAACCAATCTTTAATGCCCATAATTAAAATCCTCTAAAATTATTATGTCCGCGCACCGTACCAAATCCATGCGCGGAAAATCCCGCACTTGTGCCGAATAAATCCGCTGTATCGCGCCGTTTGCCGGCTTTAAAGTCAATTTCAAAGCCTTCGTCAGTGCGATAGGCGTAATAGAGCAAGAGTTTAGCTATGCCTGCGTCACCGTGGCGTTGCGTGCCACTGGTGCCCGTGGTGCGTTTGTCGGGGATTCTAGGTACGCCTTTGACTACCTTGAATGCCCGCAAGTCGTCCAGCATATCGGTGTGATGTGGAATACCATGGAAGGTGCCGTCCTCAAGTGCGGCTTTAAACGGTGGCGCATGCTGGGCGTACCAGGATTCGCTTAACATCACCGATTCAACGACTTGTCCGTAACGGTCAAATGCCGCCTCGGATAAAAACTGTCCGTTTCCGCGTCCATCATTCGCGGCTTTGGAAAAACGCGGCAGGCGGTCGCCGATGTAGTAATAAATCTGCTCTTGTTGCTTAAACGGGATTTTTGACATTTCCAGTACCAACACTTCTTTCAGCGTTAAATCAGGCTGTTCTTGCCCCACACAAATCACCGACAAGTCACCGCTACGCGCAAAGTCTTCGCCGATGTAACTGCGTTGACCTTGTGGTAATGCCTGTAACACCGGCAAAAGATTTTCCTCGCACCATTCTTCGATTTCGACGTAGCGCACAGTCTCGACAAGAAGACTAAATTCATCTTTTTTGATTAAGCGAATGAGTGGCGTGTCTTTGCTCATGCGGCTTTCAATCAGCGCGCGGGTAAGCCATGCACCGCCCGAGTTGCGCGGGATACAATCCAATTCTTCGGAAGCGGCATCACCGTAAGACGCGCGGATTTCAGCCACCCAAGCGTCTTCCGCTTCTTGTGTCCATTTACGCCCCAAGCGTAAACAAATGCGCTTATAAAGCCCGTCTTTAATGGCGTCATCAAAGGTAATCGTGTGCAGGCTGTATGGCTTTTTGCCCGCTTTAACATCGCTTATTAGCTCATTAAACGGATTATCCACACCATTGTGGGTGCTGATGATATGGACCTGACCGCCCCACATCAAAAGCGCCATTGCCGCCTTCATTAACTCAGCCAAATCCTCGTGGAATGAGGCTTCGTCTAAAATCACACGTCCTTGTTTACCCCGTAAGTTAGAGGGGCGGGAAGACAGTGCGGTAATACGCCAGCCGCTGGCAAAGCGGATAACATAAGCCAGAATGGCTTTTTCTTCGTCGCCTTCCTTGAAGATCTCTTCGGTTTCTTCAATTTCGCCGGCAGCGAGTCCGTAAGCCTTTGCCCAGTCACCACAATCGCGGATGAATTCCTGCGCCATGTCTTTGTTGTAACCGATGTACCAAACGTCCATGCCTTTTTGCGAGGCGGCAAGCAACGCGGAATCTGCCGCTTCCCCCCACGACAAACCGATACGCCGTGACTTCTCACAGACTTTAACGGGAGTCAAATCCGCGCACCAACGTTGCTGATAACCCAGCAACAACATTGGTGTTTTATAGTGTTGTTGCACTTGCAACGACACCGCAGATTGCTCAAACGGTAAAACACCGATTGCATCTAAGTTAGGCTCGGTCATCATACAATTCCTAAAATTTGTTTACGGATTTGGTCGGCAGTTTCTTCGGTTAATCCGTTTTTCTTCACTACTTCATCCACTTCCCGTGCGGCGGCTTCGGCGCGGGCTTTGATTTCGGCTTGGTATTTTTTCAGATTGATACTGGCGCCAATCAGCGGGCTGATGTTTTTCCCTACAAACGACAAGGCGGCAAGGCGTTTCATCGGGTCGTCTTCTTCCTTGATTTCTTCGAGATTCATCAAAGCATGAAAAACTTCACTTTGGATCATTTCCAAAATGGCGTCGCTTTGTGTGCCTTTGTCGTTGCTAATGTTATCAGAGATGATTTTCGCCGCTTCGGTACTGGCTTTCACAGACGCTAAACGGCGCTCCAGTGCCTGTCCGTAACGGTGCACCGCACTGCGGGAAATGTCGTAACCGCGTTCTTTAAGCGCTTCTTCCAGCGCGCTGTAGCCGCTAAAGTTATTTTCAACAAGGGCGGCGTCCAGCCAATCTTTGACGGTTTGCGGCAGTTGTTTAACGGTTGAGCGTTTCGGCATGGCGACTCCTTACCAGTATTTTTCAGGGCGGGCAATGCCGTTGATAGATTCGCTAGTGTACTCGACAAAATCAATGCCTTCTGAGGTCAATTTGCCGTGCCAGCGGGCGGTATCGCGTCCGCGTAACTCAATCAAATTGCGTCCGGCTAAATAATCCATTTCGCGGCGTAATTCAAGGGCGGTCAGTTGCATTGGCACGCTTTGGATAGTGGTTAAAATCAGGCTTTCCGCCGCGCCGATAGGGCGAGCGTGGTCGAGCGTTAATAAAATCAACCAGCGCACGTGTTCGCGTTTGTTTTTTTCAAATTCAATCATGCTAGTTTCTTCCATGCATCAAAATAACTCTATCTAACTTTTCATTGATGGCATCAAACCGCGCCGAATTAACGGTCTCGCTACGAATTGCGTCGTCGCGTTTTTGGTAGTCCTCCGGCATTTTTATCTTTAGTTCCATGACAATGTTATTGGCTGCTTCGGATAGTTTGCGCGCCTCTTTGATGTCTTGGTGGAGCTGCTGATATTGGCTATCGGTAAACTTAAATTTTTCGTTCAGTTTGCTCTCAAATTGCGCAAGCAAAATCTTACCGAAGCCGATAAGCATACCGATGATGGTAATAACAAGGCTCACAAAAAAGGTGATCACCTGCCATGTGCTGACTTCCGTCATTTTTCCTCCCCTTTTTGCACATAATTAATTAAATCCACGTGCAACCCGGCACAAATGCCGTAAAGGTCATACATTTGCTTTAGAGCTACCAAAACCGCATCACTGTGGTTTTGCGGGAGCGGTGGCAGTGATTGGCACGGTACCGCTAATGCCGGTGGTAGCGGTTTTGGCTGCACGGGCGCGGGCTTCGGCGAGTTTGTGCAGGCTGTCAGCAGGATAGCGGCAATCGCGACGGCTATGCCCGTTTTTCGTAAGGGTTTGCTGTAGTTCATAGGTAGTTCGGTCTCCTTCGGTTTGGTAATCGGCAAGTTTGGCAAGAGTGGCTTGGCTGACGATAGTTGCTGCCATAATG